AGCTGGCGGCGGACATCTGCGAGCGCATCGCCTCGGGCGAGACCCTCCGTGCCATTTGCAAAGAGGACGGGATGCCGCAGGAGACCACCTTCCGACGCTGGGTCCTGAAGTACGAAGACCTCCGCGCCGTGTACCAGATAGCGCGGGAGGTCAAGGCAGACAGCCTCTTCGACGAGGGGCTGGACTTGGCCCGCGATATCATGGACAATCCCGGCTCGGCGCAGAAGGTCCGCGCCTACGACATCGCGATCAACCAGCTCCGCTGGGCCGCAGGCAAGCTGAACCCGCAGCAGTACAGCGAGAAGTCCACGGTGAGCTTCACGGTCCCGATCCAGATCAACACGCCGCTCGACCTGGGGCAGGGCGGGCAGGCTGCGGAGACCACGGACAACGTATACCAGATCGAGGCAACGATAGAACAGGAGACGCCCGATGACAAAGCGCAGGGCAAGAAGGCCGAAGGGCCTAGCGCAGCTCGCCAGTGAGCATAAGTCCCGTGTCCGCCGCATCGTGCGGAAGGTGCGGGATGGAAAGGTGGATCGGGCGAACGTAGCGGCGGACGTGAGACCGTTCGTGGACGAGATGCTGGATGCGCTGGCGGAGAAGGAAGCGAAGCTCTGATGGTAACGACCCATAAGGTGGACTTCACCCCGAACCCGGTGCAGCGCAGCTTCATCGAGAGCCGCGCGAAGGCGGACCTGTTCTCTTCCCGGATGGGGGAGGGAAAGAGCACCGCCCTGGCGTGGTGTGCCTTCTACCACACGAAACATAACCCTGGGGCGCACTGGGCTCTGATCCGGGACACCTGGGAGAACATGCAGGCCACGACCTTGCAGACGTTCTTCGACTGGTTCCCGCCCGGCGTCTTTGGCACCTTCAACCAGACCAAGCGGCAGTTCACCTGGGCCTCCGGCGTAGCCGAGGGGGACGTGGTCTTCCTCGGGATGGACGACGCGCAGGATGCCTCGAAGCTCATGTCGCGGGAGCTGGCGGGCTTTGGCATCGACGAGCCGGCCCCCGCTGTGACCAGTGGCGGGGTGGACGAGATGATCTTCGACATTGGTATGTCCCGCCTTCGCCAACCCGACATGGATTGGTACTGCGCCAAGCTCGCCGAGAACAACCCGGATGAGAACCACTGGACCTACCGGAAGTTCCAGGAGCCTGGCACGGAAGGCTTCTCGCTTTGGCAGCCGACGATCCCCGAGAACGAGCTGAACCTGCCTACGGATTACTATGCTGAGCTTCGGCGCCTATGGGGGCACAGGCCAGACTTGATCCGGCGCTTCATTGAGGGCGAGTTCGGCTTCCAGCAACTGGGTCGCCCGGTCACGCCCGAGTGGAACGACCGCCTGCATCTCGCCTCGGGCCTGATCCCGATGAAGCGGGTGGACCTTCACCTGCTGTGGGACTTCGGCCACAACCCCACCTGCATCGTGACGCAGCGGACCCCCATTGGGCATTGGCTCATCCTCGACAGTCTCGTCGGCGACAACATGGGGGTGGAGGAGTTGATAAGTGACGGGGTGAAGCCGCTCCTCACGGATCGCTACAAGGGCTTCCGCTGGCGGCACATCGGCGACCCCGCAGGGCACGAACGGGAGCAGACCTCCATCCACCGCTCCGCCGTGCGCCTGCTCCAACGGGAGCTGGGCGGGTCCTACCGCGCCGGCCCCGTTCGCATCTCGGAGCGGGTGGACCCCCTGCGGGCAATCCTCGGGCGGACCATCGGGGGGAGGGGCCTGGTCCAGGTGGACCGGGTGCGGGCACGGCACATCTGGCAGGCCCTTCGCGGCGGCTGGCACTACAACGTATCCAGGGGCGGGCTCATCGGCACGAAGCCAACGAAGGACCATTACTCGCATCCGGGGGACGCCTTGGCCTACGGGGCCGCGCGCCTGTTCCCTCTCGGGAAGCTCCAGGGGCCTGCGGGAAAGCTGCGCCGCCCACAGCAGGCCCACCACTTCGGAAAGAGCTTGGGTTTCGAACGGCCTCATGTTAAGATGCCCGAGCCTGGACAAAAGCTAGGAGGCTGAGACATGGCTGTGCGCGCTGGGGCGATGATCGTCCAAGACGACAAGACTGTTATCATCGAGTGGACCGGGCTGCTCAATGGGGACACGGGCGCCCCCGTGGCAGCCGGGCGTTGGCCGGACAAGACTGTCCAGGTTACGGGGGTCTTCCATACCACCAGCGGGGGCGACGTGGATATGGAAGGGACCAACGAGGACCTGGGGAGCGAAGTGTGGGGTCAGCTCCACGATCCGCAGGGGGTGCTGATCTCCATCGGCGACGTTGTTCCACTGGTCATCTCGGAGAGCCCCAACCTGATCCGGCCAAACATCGCAGGCGGCGATGCTGGCACCGACCTTACAGTGCGTATCCTAGCGGTCGCACGGGGAGTATGAAGATGACCATGACGTTCAATGAGGCGAAGTCCCATGCTCAGCAGATGGCGAAGTCGTTTCATGCCCTCAGCAAGCTGGAAGAGGTTCTTCTCGTCGCGACGCAGGCTAACCAGACTAAGGTTCAGGTTGAGGCAGAGGTTCAGGTGCTACGGACCCGCCTTGCAGAGGACAAGGTGATCCACGCACAGATGCTGGAGGAACAAGCGGGACAGCTTGCAGCGGCCAAGGCAGAAACCCAGGCGGCGGTTACTAAGTTGGCCCATGCGCGGACTGCGTTGGCAGAGGCCCGAAGCGTCGGGAAGGCCGAGGCGGATCGTGATATCGAGGCGGAACGGGAGCGGGCGCAGGCCATGATCAAGAATATCCAGATCGCGGTGCGGGAAGAGGAGGGGCAACTCAAACTGATCCAGGGCAATATTAAGAACGCCCAGGAGAGTTACAACGAGATGCTTGTGAAACTGGGGGTGAAGGTCAATGGCTGACGGGCTTTTCAATATTTCCAAGGGCGCATTCGCTGAGAAGATCAGGGATACTGCGGCCAACACGCATATCATCTTGCTGGAGACTGGGCAGACCGAGACTGACTTGGTTGACCACGAGGACATCGCTGCCCTGCTTGCGGCCGCGCCTATCGAGGCGAACTTCACGAACTATGGCCGGAAGACGGACATCGCGGGGGAGAGCCTCACCGTGGACCACGGCAACGAGCGGGTGGACTATGACATCCCGGACCAGACCTGGACCAGCGCAGGCAATGGTCTGAACGAGAGCTTGGTAAAGCTGTTGTCGGCCTACGAGGAGAGCGCGGGCGACGCGAACCTGATCCCCATGTCGCACCACGACTTCGTGGTCACGACCGACGGGTCGGACCTCACCGCGCAGATCAATGCTGCGGGCCTCATTCGAGCGAGCTAAAGGGAGACTGCCATGCAAATGCCTGACTGGATGACCCGACTGGAGCATCCGCGCAAGCCCAACTACTTCGTGCTGGACAGCGACATTTTCTATCCCGAGTGGCTTGCGGCCCTTAAGGTCGAGAATGTGGATCGCCTCCAGATCGAGATCGTGCTCGGCTGTGTCAAGATGGAAGCGCGTTTCTGGGCCATGTTCTCGGGGGAGCTGGTCAAGGGCCACCCGATGGAGTTCCATATCCGAGGCGACGACGGGCGGAAGCAGCGCTGGAACATCACCATGCACCCGCCTGGCGACGTGGACTTCAACACGTTGTCGCTCAAGGAGCGGGGCCGCTTGGTCCGGGAAGCCTTCCGCAGTGTCAAGGGCTTCATCCCGAGCTGAGCGGGGACGCTGAGCGGCCAGAGGTGGAGGCGGGGATATGGCCGGCGATGTGAAGGTTGCCGTTGTCAGTGGTCAGTTGGCTACCTCAGATAGTGGCTCTGCCGATTTTACTAAAACTGATTTTGGGACGCCGAAAGCGTGCATCGTTATCCTCACAGGTGATGGAGTAGACGATACCTCACCCAGTTTACAAAGTAGGTTATCGATCGGTTTTAGTGATTTCATCGATGACTATTGCATATGTCATCAAGATGAAAATATCTCAGCTAAAGTAGACTGTGACTCTATTAAGTCCAATACTGCTTGCTATTTGATGCTTGAAGCTAACGGTGACGAGAGAGTTAGAGGCACGGCAAATACGATACCTGACGGTGTACGTCTAACTAATACTTTGGGCGCCGGCGGACCATTTGCCACCGTCATCATGTTCGGTGGCGCCGATCTACAGGTCTCGCTCGACCGCACGCCCATCGCTTCCAGTCAGGATGGCACGGCCACGATCACGCCGGGCGTTGGCTTCGACACCAGCTTGATCTTCTTCGTCGGCGCGGACGTATCGGGCGAGGACAGCGCCAGCACGGGCATCGACAACAGCTTCGGCGTTTGCCACATCAACGCGCCGACCTACGACACCTTCACGCAGCGGTGCATGGGCTGGGCGAGTGATCATAACGCGACCGAGGGTTCACCCTACGCTGAGATAACCAACGACCGTGTGCTCAATATCATCACTGAGG